AAAAATATTTTTTAAAATTTCAAACATTTTATTAGATATTAAAAAATTAAATTAGATACCTATCCAATAAAAGATATAAAAATAAAATAAGTTTTAATTTTATATTTATATTATAAAAAATAAGTTATGAATAAAGATGAATTTTTATCGCTTTACGATTATTTAGGTAAAGCAGCAGGTCCTGAATTAGGCAGAGAAGTAAACAGTTATGCACAATCTACAAACCAACCAGTTAGAACAAGAGAAGTTTCTAATCTTAAGTACAAAGGTAAAGTAATGCTCTATACTAGAGAGTTTTTAGATGATTGTTTTAAAAAAGAAAAATTACCATTTTAATATGAAATATGCAGTTTTAAGTTTAAGTGGAGGAATGGATTCTTCTACTTTATTGTTACATCTACTACAAGAAGGATTTGATGTTACTTGTTTAAGTTTTGATTATGGTCAAAAACATAATGTAGAATTAGAGCGTGCTACAGATTTAGTAAAGTATTTAAATTTTAATAGATTAGTAGAAGGTAAAACTAAAGATGCTTACTCAAAAATAAAACATCAAATTATTAAATTAGATGGTTTGAGTCAATTATTAAATTCAGCATTAGTAACTGGTGGAGATGAAGTACCTGAAGGACATTATGCTGAAGAAAATATGAAAGCAACAGTAGTACCTAATCGTAATAAGATTTTTAGTTCAATTATTCAAGCAGTTGCACTATCAATCGCTGAACAAAAGAATGCAGATTGTGCTATTGCAATGGGTATCCATGCTGGTGATCATGCTGTTTATCCTGATTGTAGACAAGAATTTAGAGATGCTGATTTTGAAGCATTTAAATTAGGTAATTGGGGTAGTGAAAAGGTAAAAATATACACTCCTTATTTATATGGAGATAAATTTACTATTTTAGCTGATGGATTAGATTGTTGTACTAGATTAGGTTTAAATTTTAATGAAGTATATAAACGTACTAATACATCATATAAACCAATACAGCATGAAGGAGTATGGTATAGTGATTATAAATCAGCATCATCAGTAGAACGAGTAGAAGCATTAATTAAGTTAGATCGTCCTGATCCTTGTGAATATGCTGACGAAACTGGTCCTGTAAGTTGGGAAACAGTAGTAGAATACGTAAATGAAATTTTAGAACAATATAAAAATAAGTAATATGGAAAAACCAATCAGAAGTTTTGGAGGTATCATTTCAAATGATATCAAAGATTTTAACAACAGTAGAGAATTGATGAAATCAGAAAGACGTCATCTTAGAGCCTACAAGCAAGGTAAAAAATATTTTACTAATGGAACTAAAGATGAATTAGGAGAATTAATAAAATTTAAAGTACAAGAAAACTGGAATTAATATGAAAACATTATTTTATTTTACCGCACCATGGTGTGGACCTTGCCAAATGTTTGGCCCAATTATGGATGCAGCCGCTCAACAAGGTATTTCTGTTGAAAAGGTTAATGTAGATTACGAAACAGATAGAGCACAAGCCGCTAACGTTACAAGTGTACCTACAGTTGTATTAGCAGTAAATGGTCAAGAAGTTCGTAGATTTAACGGTACAAGAACATTACAACAAGTAATAGATTTTTATAATCAATAATATGAAAAAATACCAATCAACAAAATTATTTGACGGATTCAGTTGTGTGTTTCGTCAATGGAGAGCAGAAGGTACCCATTGTAGATTTTTACATGGATATGGAGTATCATTTAGAGTATGGTTTGAAGGTGAATTAGATGAACGTAATTGGGTATGGGATTTTGGAGGTATGAAACGTGCTAAAGGTACTATTGATGGTATGAATCCTAAAGCATGGATGGACCATATGTTTGATCATACAACCATTATGGCAGAGGATGATCCGTTATTAAATACTTTTAAAACACTAGATGCGACCGGAGCTGTACAACTAAGAATACTACCAGCAGTAGGAGCAGAACAATTTGCAAAATACATTTACGAAAAATTAAATACATTTGTTAAAGAAGAAACTAATGGGCGTGTAACAGTAATACGAGTTGAATTTATGGAAAATAATAAAAATTCATCTTGTTATTATGAAGATGGTAAAACTTATACTTCATTACAATCATTAAACCATGAACCAGAGGAGGGTTGTTAATATGGCAGATTTTAGTAAACAATGGTGCGAACAAAATGATTTTGGTATGACCGGAGATTTTGATATCTTAGAAGAAGCAGAAAAATTAGAACCTAACAGGTATATTGATATCATTTGTGAAGGATATGGGTTTAATGCTATTGCTAAAGATGATAAAAATAATATATTATTAGCATTCCATAATTTTCAAGATGGAGTTACACAGTGGATTCCTTATAATCAAATAGTAAATGAGTAAAATAGATTCAAATAAATTATTAATCTCCTCAGACTTTTATAGTGTACAAGATAAATAACAAAATAAACCGAGTGGTGTAAAGGTAGTACAACATCCGACAGGGATAGAGGTCGACAACGATTCAAGTTCAGCCTCGGTTTCAAAATAAACAACATATGTTCGATAAAAAATACGACTTAAATGGACCTGAATTTATCAAACCTGATAAAAGTTGGGAAGGTATTATTAAATTAGGAGAAGTAGATGGAGTTAATATATTTTATGACCAATATCATCCTGACCAATCTCTTACTGTTGAATTAAATAAAAATAAAACGGAGATGGTTTATATAATTGGACCTTATGATGATATTACAATCTATGAGGGTATTAGGAAGAATATAATTGTATCTGAAAAACCAACTACATTAGAAAGAAAAATAAAGTTATGAAAGGAATACTTAAAAATACACCAGCAGGTTGGTTTGTTTGGTATCAAGTAAGGAGAGACGAATTAACATCAGGTTACGATTCTATTCCATTACATCCCGATAGTCAAACTTGGATGGACGGATATAATTTATATGAAGGTAAAGAAGTAGAATTTGAATTAGTGATGGATAAACCTGACCATATATACAGCCAAACACCTTACGCTAAAACGATTGATGAATAATAACTTCTATTTGATTAATCGAGTAGAAACCACAATCTGTCAATATTTATTATAAATGACAGATATGAATGACATACATTATGTTTACAAGATTACTAATCTAAAAAACAATAAGATTTACATAGGAGTAAGAACACATCCTAATCCTGATAATGATGAATATATGGGTAGTGGGACATGTATCCAAAAGGTTATTGAAATAGAAGGTATTAAAAATTTCAAAAAAGAAATAATACATCGTTTTAATACACGTGAAGAAGCTGAACATAAGGAAAAAGAATATTTAACTGAAGAGTTCTGTAATGATCCTAATACATATAATATCCATAGTAATTCAGGATTAAAAGGTAATATACATGCTTTTAGAAAGGATTTATGGTATGACTATTATAATGAAATTAGAGAACAATATAAACAAGGAATACCTAGAACAAAACTAGCTGAAAAATATAAATGTGATAGAGGTACTATTAAAATAATATGTAATGATATTTTAAGAACAGCTTCTGAATCACAACAAATACGATTTAAAAATTCAATAACATCTGGTGCTCGTGATTTAGAGTTTGATAAAACCCACCTAAATGAATTGATCAAGCTATATAGTAAAGATAAATGGAGTGTAAACAGAATAGCTAGTCATTTTAACAAAAGTACATCATTCGTTACGAAACGCCTTATAGAGAATAAAATCCAACTCAGGGATAGAAAGAACAACATTGAAAAACCAATGAAAAAAGATAGACCTGAAGTTTGGGAGGCTAAAAATGAAATTATATCTTTATATGAGAAAGGATACACATTAAGCTATTTAGGTAGAAAATATAAATGCAACAATAACTTAATTCGAATAATCCTAACTCAGAATAATATTAAAATACGTAATAAAACAGAAAATAAAATTTTAAAATTATGTCAAAAATAGATCCAAACAAGTTGCTCATATCAAGTGATTTTTTTTCAGTGCAGGGAGAAGGAAAAAGCAGCGGAATACCATCATATTTCGTAAGATTAGGAATATGTAACTTAACTTGCGGAATGTCTCGTAAGTTTACTAACCAATTAGCTAAAGATAAATCATTGGAGGATGGAGAAATCTTTGAGGGTGATTTACATAAAGAAGGTAAAGCAACTTGGACTTGTGATAGCACATCTCAATGGTTATGGAGAGGTGAGGATAAAGAGTTTCAATATCTAATTGATAGATGGAAAGAACAAGGTATCTATAAAGATATACTAAACGGTACTATCCATATCATTTGGACTGGTGGAGAACCTACAATCAAAGGACATCAAGATGCAATTGTTAATTTTTATAACTATTGGGTTGAAGAACCTGGATTAATGGAAGATATCGATGCATTTAATGAAATAGAAACTAATGGTACAGTAGTAATAGATTATCCGTTATTCTGTATTATAGATCAAATTAACTGTTCACCTAAACTATCTAATTCAGGTATGACTGAGAAGCAACGTATCAATCCAGAAGCTATTAAACGTATAATGGAACATTCAAATTACCAATTTAAGTTCGTTATCAGCACAGAAGAAGATGTTAATGAAATGTTCCGTGACTTTATTGAACCATTTAATATACCGCTTAAAAATGTGGTTTGTATGCCAGGTTTAGACGATGCTGCTAACTTTGAAGAGCGTACCCAATTTGTATTAGAAATGGGGAAAAAATACCGTTTTAGGGCCCTTACACGATTACATATTGCAGCTTGGAATAAAACATTAAACGTATAAGTTATGAGAAAAGAAAAATGGATTTATCAAGGTAAATGGATTATATTTTATTTTACCAATACATTTGACATTAGTTTTGAAATATGTGGTTATTTTGATAATAGACCAAGAATCAATTTAGATTTAATATTTTTTAACTTAACATTGATTCTACCATTTAGAAATAAATGGACAGACGAATGTGACGCTCCAAAATGGGGAATTTCAATACATAATAATACCGTGTGGATTTATAGAGGTGGTAAAGGTAATTTTAAAGGTGGTAATAAATGGTGGTCTTGGGATATACCGTTTGTAACTAAAGATTGGGTAAGAACATCAATTTTATTAAAAGATGATACCTGGGAACATGAATATCCAAAACAACATAAAGGTTTTTATAATGATGAATGGAAAGAAAAACAAAAATCTTGGACATATGATTACACAGATTATTATGACAATACAATTGTTCCTACTACCATTTATGTTGAAGAAAGAGAGTGGAGACCTAAATGGTTAAAATGGACAAAATTGTTTGCTATAACAAGAAGAACAATAGATATTCATTTTTCAAAGGAAGTTGGTGAGAGAAAAGGTAGTTGGAAAGGTGGAACTACAGGATGTAGTTATACATTACTACCAAATGAAAATCCATTAGATTGTTTGAAACGAATGGAAAAAGAAAGAAAATTTTAAAAATACAAGTTATGAAAACAGAAAAAGACTTAACATTCGAAGAAATCGCAGTGTTAGAAAAACAAACGGGTGGTAAGATCGGAACCCATGAATGGTGGGCAGTAAAAGGTAGTGACGGTTCATTTACATCAAGAACAAAACCTAGTCACGAAGAAGATGTATTATATCATGGTGTTTTAAAAAATAGTTTCTTAAGCCAAGATAATGAATATATCGGAGATGTTGAAAGAGCAAAATGGTATGCTAAACATAGACTTAAAGTATATAAACCATTCCCTCACGGAGTAGCAGAAGCATATAATGAAAATGGAGAGCTAGAAGGATATTGCGGATATACACATAGAGGAGCTAATATATTTCGTATTGGAGATAGATTGTTTGATCAATCATATGAACCAAAAGAAGAAGATTATACTCCAGAACAATGGGCTGGATGGGTAGAAGAATACAATGATGAAATTGCAAAAGCAGAAGCAGAAGGAGATACATGGTGGGTTGAAGATATTAAAAGTGATGGTATTGGTAGATTCATACCATTTAGATTAAGAGGTGCTGATGTATGCGAAACGCTCGAATGTTGTGCCACAGCAGCTATCAATTTAAGTAATTATTTAAATTAAACGTATAAATTATGAAACACGTAATATATTTTTATAAAAACGGATGCGGTCCATGTAATGAAGTAAAATCCGCTATAGAAAAATTTACTTTAACTAATGAAATTACTCGTATTAATATAGATGAAACAGAAACTATAGCTGATAAGTTAAATGTTATGTATACTCCATCTATTATTGTTATTGATGAACAAAGTAAGAAAATTGATAGATACGAAGGTACTAAACAAGTTAAAAAATATATAAATGAAAATACTTTATAATAAAAAAGATATACAATTAGCTGTAGAAAAAGTAGCACAGCAAATTCATAGTAAACACTATCATGACCCTGAACCACCAGTCATGATATGTGTTTTAAATGGCGCATTTATGTTTTTTACAGATTTAGTAAAACAAGTAAATTTAGATTGTCAAATAGACTTTATTAGAGCATCTTCATATAAGGGTAGAAGTCAATATGATGTTCAAATATTTAAAGATGTAGAAATAGATATTAAAGATAAAAATATCTATTTAGTAGATGATATAATTGATTCAGGCAATACAATGAATGCTCTTATAAAATATTATACTGAATATAATCCTAGATCTATTACACCAGTAGCGTTATTTAAAAAATATACTAGTGATATGGAATGTATTCACGGTATTACTTTAACAAGTGAAACTTGGATTTGTGGTTATGGTCTAGATGGAAAAAATGGACTTTTTAGAAATAGAGAAGTTATATTTGGCTTTGAGCCTGAAATTGATTAAATTAATATAAAATTAAGTTATGGAAAATAAAAGACGTAAAGACGTTGATATCGAAAGATTAGAAACAGCAGGTGCTGGTTTTGCAAACGGTATTTCAACACAATTAAAAGAACTTATTGATAAAGGACAACATCGTTCTTTAAATGATGCTGAAAAATGGCAAATTATTAGTGATGCAACTGAAGCTTATGGTAAATTTTTAGATGCATTAGGTGTAAATTGGAGAAATGATCCTAATAGTATGGAAACACCTAGACGTGTAGCTAAAGCTTATGTTTTAGATTTATGGAAAGGTCGTTATGAATTACCATCTGAAATTACAGCGTTTCCAAGTGATGGATACAGTGGTATTATTTTAGAACGTGATATTCCTATTGTAAGTATGTGTTCACATCACCATCAAGCTATTTTAGGTAAAGTACACGTTGCTTATGTTTCAGGTGCTGAAGGTAAAGTAGTAGGTTTAAGTAAATTAAATCGTATTGTAGAACATTTTGCTCGTAGAGGTGCTATTCAAGAACAACTTACAGTAGCAATTCATAATGCTGTAAATACTATTTGTGAAGGTAATCAAGGAGTAATGGTTGTAGTACATAGTTATCATAATTGTGTATCTTGTAGAGGAGTAAAACACTTTGGAGCATCAATGGTAACAAGTGAAGTATCAGGTGTATTTGCTGATCATACTAAAACAGCTAAAGCAGAAGTAATGGATATGTTAAAATTAAATATGGAGGGTTATAGATAATGTTAAACGCAAAACAAATTATTGATGAAGGTTTATTAAAATTAGAATACACACAAGGTAAACCAGCACAAGTAGGATACGATTTATCAATTAAATCAGTACAAAAAATCGTAAGTGATATAAAAATAGGATTTGTCTTAAAAGATAAAACTAAATTAGCACATTACGAACCTATAAATTCAGTTGAAGTAGATAATAATAAAGGTTGGTTATTATACCCGGGAGTGTACGATATTACATTCAATGAAGGATGTAAAATCCCAGAAAATAGAGTAGCGTTTATTAAACAACGTTCATCACTTTATCGTAATGGAGCTATTATTAATAGTCCAGTATTTGATCCTGGTTTTGAAACCGAAAATATGGGTACATTTTTATATGTTCATGAAACTATTTTTATAGAACAAGATGCTCGTGTAGCTCAAATTTATTTCCATCAGTGTGAACCAGCAGAATTATATGATGGTCAATGGCAGAACGACAAACAAAGAAAATAATTGTACATTATATCTGGATAGGGGGTGAGGATATTCCTCACCCTTACTTATTAAATTATCAAAAATGTGTATCATTAAATCAACATGATTTTACATTTATGATATGGAAAAATAATGATTGTATATCATTGTTAAATCAATATAATTTATTTGAATATTGGTCTAAGTTAACATTTATTTGTAAATGTAATTTTTTAAAATATTTAATATTAGATAAATTTGGAGGTATATATACTGATTTTGATATTATGTGGAAACAACCGTTTTTTAAAATATTTAATGAGTTTAATTATCCTATTAATGATATTATAATAACAGCGTTAAATACTGATTATTTAGATAAAAATAATCAAGTTAG